GCACCCCAACCGTTACGCATGGGCTGAACTGATTTGCCCGCTTCGTCAAGCGACCTGATCGGGCCGCTTTTCGCCGCGCGCCTGGGCCAGCAGGTGGCGGCGCTCTTCCAGCACCGCGCCGTGCTGCGGATGCCGCTTGTCGTTCAGGGCGGCCATCTTCTCCTTGTCCGCCTGGAAGGCGTTCAGCGCGGCCTGGGCCGCCGCCGGGGTCAGCTGCCGCGTCGTCGCTGCCGCGCCCGCGCCCTCGGGCGCCTGCGGCTCGGCCATCTTGCCGATGGCGTGGGCCAGGACGCGCGACAGGGTCAGGTTCGACCCCAGCTTGCTTTCCAGATCGGCCTGAGCCGCCTCGTCGATCTGCCCGCCCAGGGCGTCGCGGATAAGCTTGCCGATGGCGCGGCGGTTGCCTTCGGCGGCGGCGCCCCATTCCTTGTTCAGGGTTTCGGTGACGGTGCGGGTCTCGGCGTCCAGCGCCTCGGCCTCGGCCTGGGCCGCCTTCTGGCCCAGTTCGTTCAGCGTCTCGATCACCGCCGTCATCTGCGACGGCTGGAACTTGGCCTTGCCGCCCAGCTCGCGCAGGATCTCCGCCAGCTCGGGCGTATCCGCCGCCGCCTCGGGCGCCAGTTCGATCTGATAGTCCTTCGGATCGTCCGGCACGCCCAGCGCCTTGTGGATCGGCGCCCAGTCGTCGGGGGCCTGGTCCTGAGGCTTGTCCGGCACGGTCAACAGGCGCTCGGCCGGCACGCCTCTGGCCTTGTAGAGGTTGGCGTGCGCCTTCATCGCGTCGTCCGGCGTCTTGTAGTTGCGGAACAGCGGGTTGGTCTTCAGGTCGTCAGGCAGGGCGTCCTGCCACGGCGCGTCCGACTGGCCGCCGTCAGGCGCCGCTGCCGAAGTCTCCGCCCCCGGCGTCGAGGCCTCTGTCTGCGGCGTGGTCGCCGGCGGGGTCTGCGTCGTGCTCGTCTCCGAACCGGACGGCAGGGTTGCGGACGTGGTGCTGGTGGTGTCCGTAGCCGTGCTCATAGTCTGCTCCTTCAAGGATCTGCGTCAGTCCGGCCGCCGCCACGGCGACCGGGTCGAAACCGGCCAGGCCGGCGATGTCCAGGACCGCGCTGGCGCGGCCGTTGCGGTGATTGGCGGTGGGGGGCTCTTCCGGCCCGCGCGCTTGGCCGACCCCCCCGATCTCGGCCAGGGCGTGCAGCAGCACGACGCGGCCCAGCTCATGACCGAAGGTCCGGCGATAGGCCTCGCGCACGCCCGCCTCGTCCCCGGCGCGCACGCGCGCGATCAGCCGGGCGCTATCGAACCCATGCGCCCGCTCCAGCTCGGGCGTGTCGGCGGGCAGAGCATCGGTCATGCCGCGACGGGCTCATAGGTGGCTTCAAAGATATCGGGCTTGCACGGATAGTGCTCGCCCCGCACGCCCCGAATGATCCAGTCGCCAGCCGAGGCTTCCATCGTGCCTTCGAGGGTGAAGATTTTGAACACAGCACCGTCTCTGGCGACGTGTTCCTCATATTCCTCGAATGACTTGAACCATCGGTCGAAATCAGGGTGCTTGCCAGTGAAGGCGATGACTTCGGCTAGGTTGCTGCCAGTCCACCGGATCGCTTCAATAACGACAGGCTTCTTGCGGAAACGGCTCATCGGCGGCCTCCGAAGGAAATGCCAGACGCATCCGCCGCCAGCACCAGCGCGAGGTCTATGCGGGACGCGGACAGCCCGAACGGGGTCAGAATACTCGTGTTCAGCGCCCGCTGTCGCAGGCCTGACGGCTTGGCCGGGGGCGGGATTTTTATCAGGGCCTTGCTCAAGGGCGTCTCCTTCGGGGTTGCTGGCGGCCCTAGGCCGCCATGGCCGGTTGTCCGGCGTTCTCGATCGAGGCCAGGCCCTGCCCGGCGTCGCGCAAGGCGGTCGCCTGGGCGGTCATCGCCTCATTCTCGCGCGCCTGGGCCTCGGCCTCGGCCCGCTGGGCCCGCATCTCGGCCACGGCGGCGCGGCTGTTCACCATGCCCGGCGCATTGCCCAGGCTGTCGTTGATGGTGCGCAGCGCCTCGTGCACGGCGACCACGTCGCCGGCGCTCTCGTCGAACTGCTTGGCCATGGCGGCGGCGTCGAAAAGGCGCAGGGCGCCGTCCACCTGGGTCAGCATCTGCGCCTTGGCCAGCGGCCCGGCGTAGTCCCAGTCCACGTCCAGGCCCGACAGCTCGGCGGGCGGCGCGGGCACCAGGTCCTCTTCCAGCAGGGCCTCCAGCTCGCGGTCGGCGCCCTTGCCGAACAGATCACGGTCGAACGACGGCACCAGATAGCTCATCGCCCGCTGGCGCAGGTCGCGCCGCTCGCGGATTTCCTCGGCCGTGACGTTCGAGGCGTCGCGCAGATTGATGAAGGTGCCGAAGAAGACCTTTTCGACATTGGCCGTCAGGGCGGCGCAGCGCCGCTCGGCCCAGCTGGGATCGCCCGCGATGTCCGCCTTCTGGATGGCGTCGCGCAGCGACTGGAACCCCAGGTTGACGGGGTCGTAAACGTTGACCTGGCCGGGGCGCCGGTCCAGCCGGTTGCCGAACAGCCGCGTGGGCGCGAACAGCACCGGGTCGTTGATCAGGTCGATGGCCCGTTCCAGCCCGCCCGAGAAGTGGTTCAGCGCCATCGCGTCGGGCAGGGCGTCGAAGCCCAGGCCCGTGGCGTAGGGCGAGCCCTCCCACAGGTCCATGCGCGCGACCTGATAGGGGAAGCTGTCGTAGCCTTCAGCCTTGACCTCGAACATATCGTGATCAGGCAGCAGGGTCAGGCTGGCGAACGGCTTCTGCGACGAGACCGCGCCGCGGATCCCGCCCTGACGCGGCTCGACCAGATGCAGCAGGCGCACCGTCTCGCGCGCCTTCTTCGGATCCTCCGCCAGCTTGGCGATCTTGGGATGCGCCAGCGCCTCGGGATAGGCCGTTTTCAATCGCCACACCGGCAGGGTCCAGGCGAAGAACAGGGTGTCGATCTCCCCGTCCTCATTGACCGCCCACCAGCAGCTGCGCAGCGGCCGGTGTTGATGGCGCGGGCCGAAGCCGCGCTTGCGGCCGACCCAGCGCACGCAGTTGCCGAAGGCCAGGAACTCCAGCCCGCAGCGCGCCACGGCTGTGACCATGCCCGACTGCGGCGCCATCTGGGCGTCGAACAGCTGCCAGCGCAGGTCGTCCAGATAGTCGCGCGAGGCGTCCGACAGCGCCAGCTCGCGCCCGTCCGGTCCCTTGCCCCAGCGCGCCCGGCCCGACAGGGCCATGCCCCGGTTCACGTTCGGGGCGAGGAAGGGCTGGGTGGTGTCGATGGCGTAGGCCACGAACAGGGCCGCCGCCTGTTTCAGCGCCTGGCGCGGCGTATTGGTCACCACGCGGCGGTTGCGGCGGAACACCGGCGTCGAGGACGACACGGTGAAGTTGGCCGAAGGGTAGAAGTAGTCGGCGACCATCTGCCAGCCGGCCTCGAACGGACGGCGCAGCTCCTGCGCCTCTTCCCAGGCGTTGCGGATCCGCTTGCCTTCGTCCGTGATGGACGGCGTGCGCTGAACCGCCGGGGCCTTGACCTCCGCCTCGCTCATCCGCCGATCCCCGTCAGGGTGGGCGCCGGTCCGGCCACGGCCGCTTCGGCCGCGACCTCGCTCAGGAAGGTGGACTGTCGCCCGCCGCCGCGCACGCGCTTCTTCCGCTCCTGGTCAAGCCGGTTCTGCACGTCCGCCGGATCGACGGGACGGGGCTCTTCGCGGACCTTTTGACGACGCAGGAAGCTCATGAGGCCACACTGGCCCCGCCCGCGCGGGGGGCGGACGGGCGGCGCCGCTCAGTCAAACACCACCTCGACCACGTTGGACGCGCCCGGCGCATCCAGCCCCATGGACGGCAGGACGCCCGCCCGGTCGTTGATGCCGTCGCCGCCCAGGCAGGCGTATTCGATGCTCTCGCCGCAGTCCGAATACTCGTTCTTCTTGGCCACCATCGACGTGCTGTCGCCGCGCTTGGGGTAGTGGAAGCCGCCGTTCAGCGCCGTGATGCTGAACCGGCACTCCGGGTCCATCAGGAAGCCGTTGCGGCGCTGCAGGGCCGCCTTCAGGGCGTGGCGGCGCAGCTTGGGGTCATTGGTCGGGGCTGGGATGACGCGGATGCCCGACGACCGCTGCAGCTCCCCGATCCAGCTCATGCCCTTGTTGACGCTGGACCGGCTCTTGCCCGCCGGGTCCATGACGATGATGGCGCGCCGGCAGCGCGGGAACCGCGTCTGCAGCTTGGCCTTGATCGCCTGGCCCAGCTCCACCGCGTCCATCTCGCCGTTTTCGGTGTCATAGGCGACGATCTCGGCATACTGCCGCCAGTGGCCGAACAGGGACCGCTGCAGGAAGGCCGCCGCGCCGCGAAAGCCCACATCGACGCCGATGACGACGGGCAGTTCGGCGTCCGGCTCCATCGGCCCGGGCGCGACGTGCGCCGCCTCGTCGAAATAGGGGTGCACCGGCTGGCCGAAGCGGCCGTACTTGCGCTTGCACTGAAACAGGCGCTCGACGTCGTGCACGTCCATCAGCCGCGCCCGGTCGCGATAGTATTCCGGGTGGATCTTCTTCAGGTTGGCGACGTTCTCGGCCCGCGCATGGAAGCCGTCCGCCGTGTCGGGGTCGTATCCCGGCGCCTGCTTGTGGATTTTGAAGCCCTCGGGCGCGCCCTGATAGTATTGCTCGTCGAACCAGCTGCCGATCAGCGGCGTGTTGGCGTCCCCGAACACGCCCGACCACCCGGGCGGCGCTGGCGGCGCCAGCCGGTCCTCAGGCTCGGGGAAGCGCCCGACCCGGTTCAGGGCGTAGCTGATGATGTCCGACGACTTGTGGGTGTCCACCTCGGGCAGCCAGAAGCCGGTGCACTCCTTGCCCCGGAAGAACTCGTCCAGGTCCAGGTCCTGCACGGCGCGGAAGCGCACGTCGACCTCGACCGGCCCCTGACCGTCCGGTCCCTTGCCGCCGATCTGGATCAGATGGTCGGCCGGGTCGCCCTTGGCCCCGTTCCACTTCCCCCACGGCCGGTCCATGACCTTCAGATATGAGGGGATGACAGAATCCCAGGCGATGCGATAGGTCGGGCAGACCACGAAAATACGCGCTCGACGCCAGCCGTCCCTCGGACTAGGTTGCTGCCAGAGAGCAGCACGCAGACACCGCCGGGCCGAAGCGATCGTCTTCCCCCCGGCCGTCGGCCCGACAATGAACGCCCCCAGGCCCCGGTCGAACTCGTACCGGCGCGCCACCGGCCCGGCGAAGCCCCATGTCCGTTGCTCGATCCTGCGCGTATTTTCCGACAAGCCGAAACCCCGACCCTGACCCTGTTCGTCGCAGTCGGTTTTGGACGCGCCCGAATGGGGGGGGGACGGCGCTGGGGGCCTGTACCTGCCGGAAGGCCTCCCCCTGAGAAAACG